GTTTGACGCTCTCAATGACTTTGAGCTGATGATGTTCTTAGAGGAACATGACCCAAGTGATAAGCAAGGATTTATCAATTTCCTAACGCCATACTATGAACAGGTAAAACAGTTAGTAAAACTTAGCGCTTAGAACAATCTAGGCGCTTTTTTCATGCAATAAATTGCTATAAACCACTATAAACCGTGTCGAATTCGATGCGGTTTTTTGCTTGACTTTATCCGCAGTCGGTAAAGAACGGAAGATAATACCTAATTTTAGGAGGACAGAAGAATGGCAGAAGACATTCAAACACAAGCTGACCAGTCAGCCAATACTGGAGAAACCACTGAGTCACAAACTCAAGAGCAACCTGTCAAGACTTTCACTCAAGATGAAGTGACTGGCCTTGTCGCTAAGGAGTCAAGAAAGGCACAAGAGAAAATCTTCAAAAGCCTAGGATTTGAGGATGTCAAAAGCGCTAAAGAAGGACTTCAACAACTCAAAGAGTGGAAAGATTCACAAAAGAGCGAGGCTGAGAAACAGTCAGAAGCGCTTGCTGCTAAAGAGAAAGAGCTAGAACTTGCTTTGTCAGACAAGAAGAACCTGGAAGCGAAACTATCAGCTCTGACTCTGGGAGTAAATGCTGAGTCTGTAGACGACGTCATCACTCTATCTGCTCGCTTAGTATCCGATGATGTGTCTATTGATGACGCTATCGCTCAAGTGTTGCAGAAATACCCTCAGTTTGGTCGTACAGAGCAACCTGAGGAGAAGAAGCCAACATTTTCAGCTGGAGGAAATCCGACGGCTGGAACGAACCAAGAAGATGCCTTTTTGAAGGCTCTCGGACTAAATAATTAACAGGAGAATGATCAATGACAATCAACTACATCACTAAACACGAAGGCACCTTTGAAAAGAAATTGATGCAAGGCGCACTTACAAGTATTTTGGAAACACCACAAGTAAATTGGTTGGGCGCTAAGTCTTTCGAGTTGCCTACCATTTCAGTTACTGGCTACAAGGCGCACACACGCTCTAAAGGCTACAATGCTGGTACAGTATCAAACGACAAGAAAGTTTATACGCTCGGATTTGACCGTGACGTCGAGTTCTTCGTAGACGCTGCAGACGTAGACGAAACGAACCAAGAACTTTCAGCTGCAAACGTATCTAATACATTCATCACCGAACACGCTACTCCAGAAGTGGACGCTTACCGCTTCTCTAAAATTGCTACAGAAGCTATCACAAACAGTCACTTCAAGTCTGAAGATGACCTGTCAGAAGTGAACATCTACACAAAATTGAAAGCTGCCCTTTTGCCAGTTCGTAAATATGGCGCTCAAAATATCGTTATGTATGTTTCTAGCGAAGTCATGGACTTCTTGGAACGTTCTAAAGAGTTCACACGCTCAATCGCTACTACATCACCTCAAGGCATCGACACTCGTGTCACTTCACTTGATGGAGTTCAGCTTATCGAAGTTTGGGACGATGCACGCTTCAAGACTAAGTTTGACTTCACTGAAGGCTTTGTTAAGGCTTCAGATGGTAAAAACATTAACTTCTTGATCGTTGCTAAGCCAGCAGTAATTGCCAAGGCTAAATTCAACTCAATCTATCTGTTCGCTCCTGGTCAACACACTGAAGGCGACGGATACTTGTATCAAAACCGCTTGTATCATGACCTTTTCGTCTTGCAATCAAAACAAGATGGGGTCTATGTTTCTCACAAATCTGCTTAATGAGGAGGTAGAAAATGCGTAAGTACGAAAAAGGGAATCAAGTCTACACCGTGCAAGAAGGCAGCTTGCTTGAAGCTCAGCTATTAGCTGATGGATTTGAAGAAGTGATTGAAGATGGCCAAATCTCAGAGATTTTGGCTACTCATTCGCTTACGGAAATGACTTCAGCAGAGCTGAAAGCTCTTGCGAAAGAGCGAGGGTTTGAGGGCTATTCAAACAAGACCAAAGACGAGCTTTTGGAGGTGCTAAATGGCCAAGTTTAAAGCAAAATTGAACGTATATCTTGCTAAGTCTGACCGTCATTTTGACAAAGGTCAAGAGTACTATCTAGAGCAAGACGAAGCTAATCGAATCAATGGCCTGTTTAATGAGATTGTTAGTGAAGATTGCCTTGAACTCGTTGAAGAGCCTAAGCAAGATCTAGTTGAGGTGGGGGCATCCACCTTTTGAGGAGGTGATTAGATGACTTACTTAACGAAAGAGGAGTTCGATAAGCTCGGATTTGAGATTGAGGGCGACTTTGACAAGCTTTTAAAGCGTGCTGAACTCGCTATCGATGCTTACATCAGGGATTTCTATTCTCTAAACAGCTTTGATAATGACAACAAAGCTCGCAAGAAGGCAGTTAAACGTGCCACGGCTTATCAAGTAGCTTATTTAGATAGTTCTGGAATCATGACGGCAGAGGACAAGCAGTCTATTGCCAGCATGTCAGTCGGACGGACATCTATAAGTTATCGCTCAGGCTCTCAGAATGGCTCAAATTCGCTTTCTTTGGGTGAAAGATATAATTTATCAAGAGATACTGAAAACTGGCTGAGAATGGCTGGATTTGGCTCAGCGAGGGTTGATTATGATAGATAAAAGAATGCTAACTGATTCTGTGACTATCAAAAAGCCCGTTGGTGAGGATGATTGGGGGAAAGAGGCTTACTCTGACCCTCTTTTGTTATCCCCTTGCAAATTCGATAGATCCTTTTCTCATTCTGGAACAGGCAATCATCGTAGCGAGTCCAATTCCTCGACTGTGATTGTCTATCACAAATACTGCCCTGTGGCGCTCGACAAGAGTTTCGTTGGTGGGGTTGTAGAAGAGGACGGCGTCAGCTACGTTGTTAAGAACATCATCCCTCAATATCATCCTCTAACCAAGAAGCTACTTGCTTATGAAATCGAGGTGATTTGATGGGCGGCGTTAATGTAAAGATAGACCTTTCAGGAATTGAGAAGAAAGTATCTCCAGAGAATTTCGCAAAAGGGAAGTTAGCTATTGCTAACCAGATGCTGATGGACATGGAGCGATTTGTCCCAAAACGAAGAGGAGACCTACGGTCTAGCGGACATGTTCGACAAGACTCGATTATCTACGCAACACCTTACGCTAGATTGCTCTATTATGGCAAGAAGCGAAAAGGGTTCTTTTCTGAAAAACAAAGAAGGTTTTTCTTTGCTAACAAAGATAAGCTCCTGAGCCAAAAGCCAACACCTGGAACTGGTCCGAGGTGGGACAAGAAGGCCTCAGCTCTCTATGCTAAAAATTGGGCTGAAGTTGGAGCGAAAGCGATGGGAGTGAAATGATTCAAAAAAATGATTTTGCAGATGTCTTGCTTGAGCATATCAAAGGCATCCAAGACAAAATTCCGTCTAAGCTCGGTTATTTAGCCGAAAAAGAGGGATTGGTCCTTTATCCGCTACCTGGCGGAGAAGTGGTAGACGAGGACATGGCTGGAACTCAAACAGTCAGATTGCCTTTTGAAATTGCTATCAAGTCACGAGATCAGGAATTAAACAATAATACACTGTGGCAGATTAACGCTGCCTTATCAAAAATGGACCTAGAATTGCCAAGTAAGAATGGCTCTTACGAATTTTTAGGTCTGAAAGTCGACAAGCCTTACTTAAACGATTTAGACGAGCAAGGCTTTTACATTTACTTGCTGGACTTAACTGCCAGCCTTGAAATTGAAAGGAATGAATAATGGTTAAAAATAAAAACGTAAAACGTAAACACTACATCGGTCCTTACAAAGAAGCA